AGGATTAGGGGGTGTTCTTTTAATTCTACCCAAACTGAAAGCAGCAGCTATTGCTCTGGGGCATACTCTAAAAACATTACTCTTGAATCCAATAGTCCTGTTGATTGCTGCTCTTGCGGCACTTGGCCTGGTTACTTATAACTTAATGCAGCAGGATAAAGCCTCAAAGAAGATAAAGGAGGCATACGCTAAAGTTGTCGAAGAACAGGCAAAAGCTGAAGGTAAATTAACAAAAGAGTTATTAGAAGCCCAGAGTGCTTACAATAAATTGATGTTGGCAGGCGGGAAATTAACTGCCGAAAGGCGAGAGGAATTCGAGGCAAACCAGAAGATTATAGAATCATGGGAAGACGGGACGTATGTTCTCAATGAGCAAACAGGGCAATTAGAATTAGTAACAGCAGGTTTGGACAGTGCTTCTGCCGCAACAACAAAATTAAGAAAAGAAAGCGAGAAGCTGGCTGATAGTTTAAGGGGAACGGTGGCTGATGCGTTTATGACTTATGCTGGTATGGGGAACCTAACTGCTGCTCAATTTGAACAACAAAAGTTGTTAGGTAGAAGTTTGGGAATTCCTGGGCTTCAGGCGGGAGGTATTATAACAAAACCTACCCTGGCAATGATAGGTGAAAGGGGGCCAGAGGCAGTCGTACCTTTAGGAAAAGGTATGGGAACAACAAACATTTATGTAGAATTAGATGGCAGGGTCATTGCCAGGGCTATAGGCCAACCTTTAGTAGATGAAATCAGATTAAGAACAGGAGTGAGAATGTAATGGCTAATGAATTAAGACATAAAACAGTTGGAGAACAATTAACCCAGGCTGAGTTTGAAGCTGTAGGCTTACACGTTCTTAATTCGCAGGCTACTGGAGATTTAATTATTGCCACATCGGCTACACAATTAAGCAGGTTAGCTAAAATCACCACGGGGCAATATCTAAAAGCTACTGCCACTGGTTATGAGGGGGCTACTCCTGCTACTGGTGCTACTATAGTCCGCAAGACTGCTGATGAGACGATTAACAACACTGATACATTACAGAATGATGACGAGTTATTATTTCCGATAGCTGCAGGTGAAATATGGGAATATACCATTTTGATTCTCCACAACTCAAGCTCCTCACCAGACATAAAATTCGCTATAACTGTTCCTGCAAATGCAACGCTTTATTGGGCATTTATGGGTAAGAACCAAACAGGCACTACTTTAATAGGGGGTATAGTAGTAAGTGGCGGTGCTGCAGATGCCTATGGTGATGGCGACGATGGAGTTACCATCATTAAAGGTATAGCAGTAGCAACCGATACTGCTGGGAATGTTCAGCTTCAATGGGCACAAAACTCTCAACAGGCTTTAGATACTAAAGTGTTAGTGAACTCCAATATCATAGCTAATCAATTAGTATAGGGGGAATGAAATGGAATATCAATATTCTTATAAAGACATAATAGAAAGGCAAACCCAAATAGCCGAAGCTGAAGGCAAGGGCTTAATGATGCTACACGATAATTTTGATAACCCTGATTGGAAGCACGGAGACCCCATAATCGGCACGATGACCTTTACTGATGTTATATCACCCAGCCCAGTAATTGAACCAGTAAGGGATTTAGAAGCTGAGATAGATGAACTTAGGGCAGAGATAGGAAAAATTAAAGAGGTAGGAGGTTAATATGGCAGTATTTTCAAATTATTATCTTGAAACAATTATTGACCACATGTTGAGAGGGGCAGCATTTACTCCGCCTGCTACAGTCTATGTAGCGTTGTTCTCAGCGGATACTGGACTGCAAACAAATGCCCCAACAGCGGAACTAACTGGCGGTGGCTACACTCGTATGACGTTGGCACTTGATGCTGCTTCTGACGGTGAGACACAAAATACTGGCTTAATAGAGTTCCCTGTAGCTACAGGTGATTGGCTTACGGCAACACACGCCGCTATGGTTGACCACCTTACCAATTCTACTTGGGGCACAAATGTAAATGTCCTGATGTGGAAGACATTGACTGTTGCTAAGACTGCACTGACGGGCGATATGCTAAAAATCAATGTGGGAGATTTTGCTATAACTATAACATAATGGGGGGGATTGAATTATGAGTGACCTTCACTTCCCCTATGACTTCCCCTTTGATTTTTACACGGGCACAGGGATTTCTAATGTACGGAGCTTCCCTTACGATTTCCCTTTTTACTTTCACATAGCTGGGGAAAGCGACCTAGATATTGATGTAACCCTTATCGCCCTCCTCAAAGCATTGCTGGAAGCTGGGGTTGACTTAGATACTGCCCTACAGATAATCGCCACACTACAAGCATTACTAGATAGTGGGGTTGACCTAGATATAATCATCGGGCTGATTGCCGTATTGAAGGCACTTCTTACTGTTGAGGGCGGTCTCTCGGTCATCATTAAGCTTACGGCAATACTTCAGTCTTTACTTAACGCAGTTGGGGGACTAGATATTGCTGTAAGGCTAATTGGGATATTAAAAGCCTTACTCACTGTTGAAGGCGGACTTGCCGTTATTGTTGGGTTAGTCGCAATACTAAAAGCACTTCTTGAAGCAACGGGTGGATTAGACATAGCCATCCAACTCATTGCCATACTAAAGGCTTTGCTTGAAGCGGTGGGCGGCCTAGATGTTATCGTAGGGCTTATCGCCGTATTGGAAGCATTGCTCACTTCCGAGGGCGGTCTAGATGTTATCGTTCAGTTAGTAGCTGTTCTAAAAGCTTATCTCACTTCTGAAGGTGGTGTTACAGCCGTAGTTCAACTTATAGCACAACTGGAAGCCCTTTTGACTGCTGAAGGCGGGTTGACTGTTGCCATATACTTGATTGCAGTATTGAATACCTCACTTACAGCCATAGGGGATTTGACCGTAACGGTGGAATTAGAACCAGAAGGAGAGGAGTTAATGGCTACCCAAGTTAAGATAGACGACATAGCAGTTTTAATTAAAAAGGGGTCTCTTATAGTTGAGAATAGAATAGAGGAACGCAGTATAGCCAATTTTACCATTGTGGATTTACTTGGCACAACATATTACAAGGGGCAAGCGGTTCTAATATATGACCCGAACAATGTGCTTATCTTCGGCGGCGTGATAGATAATCCTGAGACTGTAAGGATGGCTCCAGAAGGAGGCTTCTATCATCCTATTACTTGTACCGATTATCATTACTTTGCGGATAAGAGATTAGTCGTTGCATCTTATGCTGCAGGCGAGACTTGTGGATTTATTGTTGATGATATCTTTGACAATTATTTAGCTGAAGAGGGAGTTACTATCACTGCGACTTCAATACAGGCTGGCCCCATAATCGCAGAGGCAGTTTTTAATTATGGCTCGGTGTCTGAGGCTTACGATGCTTTGGCAGAATTGGCGGGATTTACTTGGTTTATAGATGAGAACAAAGTTCTTTACTTTATAGATAGGACTACTAATGTTGCACCCTGGACAGCAACTCCGAGCAATATTGACAATGCTTTGCTTTCAGGGGCTAATCCTTTGTATCGCAATAAACAGTATGTACGAGGTGGAACGGGACTCACTGACCCACAGGTGGAAACCTTTTCGGGGAATGGTCAAACAGTAGCCTTTACGGTTGGTTATCCAATCGCATCAGTGCCTACTGTTAATGTAGTAGGCGTTGGTGTGCAGGATATGGGAATTAAGGGATTAGAGACAGGTGAGGATTGCTACTGGAGCAAGGGCGATGCTACTATAGTCTTTGATGCTCTTTCAATTCCACCTGCCATTGCTAATAATATTGTCGTTACTTATGTTGGGGAATATCCTTTAATTAGCTTGGCTATAAACGAAGGGTCACAGATAGCACTCAAGGCAATAGAGGGAAGCGGAACTGGGATTGTAGAAAGTATAGTTGATGAAGCATATCACGAATCGAAGGATTCATCCCTTGAATCAGCAGGTGCTAAACTTCTTCACTATTGTAGGGATGCGGCAAAACTTAGTTATTCAACTGTTGAGACTGGATTAAAGGCTGGGCAATTTCAGCCAGTAGATTACCCACTGTTAGGACTTGATGAAGCTGAAATGCTAATTGAATCTGTGATGACGAGAGTTCATACGGGCAATCTTTCTTATGATGTCGTGACCATTCAGGGGCCAGCAATGGGGGGGTGGACTAAATTCTTCTCTACAATACTTAGGAGACAGACGGCTTCACTGCATATCGGGGCTGGTAGGCTTTTGGTTCTTTTGCAAGAAGGGGAGGATTTAGACCTCGCTGAAGCACCGACCCGTTGGGAGCAGGAGAAGGGGGAATATTGCTGGGCAGTGAAAACGAATGGAGCAGGATTACGAGAAGCCCGTTGGGATTTTTTCACTTGGGGGTAGAATGGAAGAGTATCTAAAACTAGAGACTAAAGTTAGATTGACTGCTTATTATAAGGGCACAAAAAGGGTATTCAAGGTTATTGAGACTCACAATGTAATCTGTGCTGAAGGCAAAGAATTGGTTGGTGGTTTTCTTATTGATACAAGTGGGGTCTATGATGTAGGTCTAACATATATGGAGATTGGGTCAGGAGCTACAACACCAACATCGGCAGACGATACGCTGACAACCTATGAGGCAAGGAAGCTAATTACAACTCGGACACGAGCCTTGAATGTTGTAACCTTTTCAACTTTCTGGGTAGCTGCCGATTGTACTTATGACATCAAAGAAGCGGGTATCTGGGGAGGGTCTAATGCGGGTGGTGCAGAGGCTTCTGGATTATTATTCTCTCACTGGTTGAATACCTTTGACAATACAGGTGGAGATTATGATATTACTTTTGACTATGTATTAACTATAGGAGCGTGATATGGCAGCAGGGAAAACATTAGCAGTAAACGAGATACCATTAGCATCGGATATAAATAATATCTTTATGTCGGGAGCATCTGGGGTGCGACCAGCCACAGGGGATGTAACGGCTGGAGCATTGTATTATGAAACAGACACTAAATTACTCTACCAAGAACAGGCTGGTAGTTGGGTAGGTTTACCGTGGGAATAATAGTAGCACAAAACGACCAAGCGTTAGCATCTCTTGTAAATTCTATGTCTCAGTCGGGAGCGATTGGAGCCCTCCCAGCAGCA